CTACTTTTGTTAAAGCTGCACCACCCGAAGTATAGTTAGTACCTGATACTTGATTAGTTGTTGTAAACGCAGTTGTTGCCGCACCTAAAGTTGCACTACTTGTGTACAAGGCTAGTTTAAAAGCATTACCACCAGTAGAAAAATTATGCGTAGCTTGCAGAAGTTCTTTTTTAAAAGAAGTTGTTAATGTAGATGTTATAGCCATGATTATATCCTTTTTACAATTTTTGCTATGTCTTCTTCTCCTGACTTAATAAGTTCTTGAATAAGAGTAGCTTTATATGATTTTATAGCATTTTCAATGTAAATCAAACAAACTTTGTAAATTAAATTTGTATAGGCTCTTGCTTGTTCCTTAACGTGAGGCTCATTATCATCTGAATGACCAACTATTTTTTCTGTTAGTCTTTCTGCCCAAAATTCTGGTGGATGCCCGCCAAAGTTTTGCGTCCTTGCTTCAATTAAACCTAGCTCTGGTAAGCCACTTGGCGTTATTTCATCTACCATTTTTTAGGTTCTCCTACTTTTAAATGTTCATCGTGTCTACCAATTAAAGTTCCGGTTGTTTTTTGCATATATTTTTTATTTACAGAACTTTGTTTATCTACACTCAAAGTTTTATTTTCTAGCATAACTGGGACCAAAGGGTCTTTTAATCTGTGATATCCGTAAAGTTTTTCTTCTAAAGGCACAGAAGTATCTAGTAATGCACTACTAGCAGCAACTTCAATTTGCATACCTGCTTCTGAACATTTACATAACCAAAATTCTACACAACCTCTGCCCGCTTCAGCAAAATGCAAATTTTCTTTATAAGAAAAATCTATACCAAATAGTTTTAATCTACCTACTTTATTCCAAAGTGCAAAAGCAATCGCATACGCTACTGTATTATTTAAGTAGTGGCAGTTTAAGTCTCTAACTATTTCTTTAATAGGATATTGCTGTAAGTTTTTAGTACAACGTTCATCTTCAGTGCAGGTGTAGATAGGTTTATCGTGATCAATTAAAAATTTTTTAATACTATTAGTTTGACTACCTGCATCATCACTATCTAAAAATCTAGACGGGGGATCCATCATAAATACACGATCATGAAATATTACTGAAGCTACACTATTGATTGCCCAAACTTCATCAAAATGTTGGTCGTGAGATTTAGCTAAATTGTAGTCAAACCAACTCGCTCCCAGTCCTACAATAGCTACAGTTCTACCCTCTAAACTTTTTATTTTTTCCATATATTACGTAGCAGTATTACGTAAAGAATCATACCTATACTCATCACGTCTCCCTTGAGCTTCTGCTCTGTTTTTAAGTCTTTCTATTTCTTGTACAAATCTAGTTTCATACAGTTGCATTAAGTCCGCATCACCTTTTAAAAAAGTGTAGGCTTCAACTATAGAGGCATATAATAAACCGTTTCTTGCATTTTTAGATAACCATGTCCCAGTTGTATCCGTTACTAAACTGTTTGGTTTGTATATGTAGTTTAATTCAACTGCGTAGTCAGAATCAGGAACTGGTGCAATAGTTAAGGTTGAGCCGTTGTTAGATGCTGAAGATAAATCTTTATCAAAATCTGCGTAGTATTTCGGTAAAGCTCTTAAAGAAGTGTCTGCTATGTCTTTATTATATTCTTGCATAAAGGACGCATTTTTCTTTAATAAAAAATGATAATCATTGTTAGCGTCTATTACAGCCAAACTATTTGTTAAAATAAAATCTGAAGGAGCTGTTAAAAATCTATTACCTGTAGTCAACACACCAGATTGAATTTTTTTAAAATAATCAAACTGAACTAACTCAAAAATTCTTTCTTCTGCATTTTTAATTATGTCGTCTAACGTATTTACAAAAGTTGTTTCAGTACTCTGAACAAAATTTTGAATTAAGGTTTTTAGTTCGCTTAGTGTCATGATGTAATTGTAACAGTTCCTATAGAAGCTGTTAATTGGTTTCCTATTATCATTGAGCCAATATTATCTAAGTTTGTAAACACTCTGCCATTATCTACTTCTACATCAGTATCTGGTCTAGGTTCTCTTAAAGCCTGAGGATCTGCTGGGTGATGTCTAGGTTGTAGTTGGGGATGTTTTTCACTGTAGTCTTGAGCACAGACTTTTAACCCATCCCATTGTTTTTTTAACGTAAGCAGTCTATATCTTTGACCACAAATATCGCATAAACCGTAGGCTTTTTTCCCAGCTGCAAATGCCATTAAATTGAAGTTCTACCGGGCAAGAATCTTGAACTGACACTATCTATGTCTTCAAAAGCTGCTCTGTCAAACTCCTCATCATAAATTGATTTTAAAAGCTGTACTTTTTCTGGGGCTCTTTTTAAAGCTACGTAATAAGCTAAACCTGAAACCATGCAAGGTATAAATCTAAAAACAACTTCCATGTTATTAGTGTAGTCACCAACATCTTGTATTCTAGTTAAGACATTGTATTTAATAACATCAGTAGAATTTTCTGGAGTTGGAAATAACTTAACAACAGGAGTTGTTTGTCTGTCTAAGAAAAATTGAGTGGGTCTAGCTTCTTGTGTTTTAGTTGGTGTAAACAAATAATCAGAACGACTAATTCTTTCCATTTGAATATCCGTACTATCTCTAGTTATAACAGCTTCAGTAATATCTACTACATCTGCTGCTAAAGCATAATCGCTAGTGCCTTTAATAGTAGTAAAACTTCTTTGTGCAACTGTCCACTGATTTAATCCACGATTGGCCCAATCAGCCATCATTATATTTAATGATCTTTTTGCTGAGTCTAAATCGTAGCCTGTACGTAATTCAAGCCCACATCTTTCGTAAGCTTCTTCAATTAGTTCATCAATCGTTAGATCGAATGTTGTAGTCCCAGATGTTGCCATGTTAGTCCTCTTTACAAAGTTAGACTATTAATTAAAAAGTTTTAGTTAAAACCAAAATTATCGAGTAAGCGTCACCGTCACTGTGTCCAACTGTTGTAAAATCTATATCTCCAGTTACACCGCTTCCAGCATTGTTGGGAATACCTGTAAATAAATCATAGTATTCATCGCCTGTACTATCAGCCGGCAAAGGAATAGCTAAAACATTAGTCGAAGCATCAAAAAAGATATCGACTGCCATTCCTCTAGTCGCCCAATATATTCTAGATATGGATACACTGGTGCAAGCATTACCTTCACTATCAGTTGCTAAAGCAGAAACATCTACTTTTTTAACTGCAGCTTCGCCAGAACCGTCAGATTCGTTTGTAAACTTCAAGATAGCGGTTTTTCCGCCATCTTGAATAGTTTGACTTGTTACTACGTCAGCCATAAATTACTCCTAACTTAAATTCATGTTAATTAGTGAGTATTCTGTATTCGCTGATACAGCCATTACATCACCAATTTCCATTAATACGTTATCTGTTGCTGGAGCTACACCACCTGCTGTACCACCTGAACGAACCGCTGCATTACCTACAACTAAAGTTCCTACAGTTAATAAAGCTGCTGGTCCTGACATAACTGCCCAACCAAAATAGTCAGCTGTTAAATCAATTACTGTAGCACCCATAATTGCACCTGTTTCTGCTGCTGGTGCAACAATAAGGTCATTACTTGGATCAGCTAATAAAGTTAATTGCGAGTTAGTTGTTAAAGCAGTTGCTAAAGCATCATAACAAGTAATTATAATTGATGGGTCAGCTGAATGGTCATGTGCTGGATTAGATTTAACTCTAAGCATTTGTCCTTCACCATTTACATCATTTACCCAAAGGTAGCCGTTTGCATATTGGTTAAGAGTAATATCAGTACCACCTGTTTCTACAGATATAGCTGTTTCGCCTGCTGCTACGGCTGCTGTTGCAGACATGTTAGCGTGGTCAGAAACTACTGCTGGTTGTTGTAAAAGTTTACCTGCTGTTACTGCAGTTCCACCTATTCCAACATAACGATAAGTATTATTACCGTAAACTAATTTAGCTCCTAACGGAAATAGTTGTGTTGCACTTTCTGCATAAGGATTAGCTGTAGCATATTGACTACCATTTTTACCTATAATTAAATCAGCTGGTCCAACGCCTGCTGCTGCAACATATTGAATATGTCCACCATCATCAGTAAAAATATTACCGTCTGCGTTAATTACTAAACCGTCGGTAATCGAACCTGTTGTTGCGTTTACATCAATAGTTTTAAAACCGTTTTCGGACCTAACCGGTCCACTAAAAGTTGAATTTGCCATAATTTCCTCCTCGGGAAATAAGTTTTATCATCTTGGCTTGTCTGCTAGGTCAGTTGATAAAACAATTAAAA